TGGAGGAAGAAGTTGAGCCTACCATGGTAGCAAAAGGTCCGGGTGCTGTAGCGGCACCGACCTACAGTGCTTCCAAGGCATCCTTCTTCACGGAAGCTGCGGAAGAGATGGCAAACACCCTGGTAGCTTCCGACTACAAAGACCCTCCGCTCATCAACGACAAAGCCTGTGGTTTCTACCCGCAGATGAAGACAGAGGGCATGGCTTTCACGGAGGAAAAATCCACCACACTGGTAAACGGCACGAATCCCGGCTATCAGAATGGAGTGGTCGAGCCGGAATACATCGTCCGCAGACTGACTCCTACCGAGTGTGCAAGGCTGCAGGGCTTTCCCGACTGGTGGTGCGATGACCTCGGATGTGAAAAGCCGACCGATGCCGAAGTGTATGAGTGGTACAAGATCTTCGAAACTCACAGGAAGGTCATGGGAACCTCCTCCAAGCTGAAGACCGATAAGCAGATCAGGGCATTCCTTATGAATCCGCATTCCGACTCTGCTGAATATAAGATGTGGGGCAACGGTGTGGCTCTTCCCTGTGTTTATTTCGTGCTTTCCGGCATCGTGTACTATTCACAAAATCCCCAGGAAAACTGAGGCTGTCATTCTACACCGAAGTGTTCAGATATAACTTGCTATCTGTGCCGAGCAGAGTGATATATGTACTACCAAATCAAAAAGGAGGCAATTCGTATATGGAACTGCATTTTAACGCAAGCGGCGCAGACCGCAGGAAACTGGTGGAAGCCATCAGCAAGGAACTGAACATCAAGGCAAAATATCTGGGTATGCCGAGTGCCGCATACGAGATTGGAAACTATACCGTCAGCAAGGACGGCTGCCTTTCTTTCGATGACAGCACCGACATTGTCGAGCAAAGCAGAGTGATCGATGCCTGCGTCATGGCAGGCTTTGAGCCGGAAGAATGGGCGCAGAACGAGGAATCAGAAGCACCGGAGGCAGAGATGCCAAAGGAAGCGGAAGAAACCACCGACAGCGAAGACCTGGGGCTTACGGTGGCAATGCCGAGGGAATCCTTCACGGAAGGTCAGCTGGAGAACCTTAAGAAGCTGGTGGAAGCAAAAGCACCGCTCTTAAAGTCAGCACTTCTGGTGGATGACCTGCCAATCGAGATCACGGACGAGAAGGTATCTTTCCCTTGGTTTTCCGGTGACATCGATGCGGAACACTGCGGAGCCTACACAAGCCTGATCACTGCCATCTGCAAAATGGCGAAGGAAGCCAAGAGAGTGACCGCAAAGGAAAAGGAAGCGGTCAACGCCAAGTACGAATTCCGATGCTTCCTTCTTCGCCTCGGCTTCATTGGCGATGAGTTCAAAATAAACCGTAAGCTGCTCCTTGAGAACCTTTCCGGTTCCTCTGCTTTCAAGAGCGGTGCGAAGAAAGGCGGTGAGGCATAATGTTCTTTCCAAGAAAAGAGGTCGTTGACCGCATCAAGGCACAGTATCCTGCAGGATGCCGTGTGGAGCTTATCAGCATGAATGACCCTTACCGCTCAATGCCGGAAGGTCTTCAGGGTACAGTTTCCTGCGTGGACGATACAGGAACCATCCATGTGAACTGGGACAACGGAAGCAGCCTGGGCGTGGTGTACGGCGAGGATTCCTGCCGCAGGATTGAGCCATAATATACACAATTATCAACCTTATAAAATCACTATATATTGTGGTTTTATAGTCGATAAATCACTTGATATAGTGTGCGAGTAGAGCGAATATGTCACTACCAAAAGGAAATACATACCGAATACGGAGGGACATACAATGAGCGAAAGAACACAGAATCAGGTAAACGAAATGAAGAAGCAGACCATCGGGGTTGAGGTCGAGATGAACCGCATCACCCGTGAGAAGGCAGCCAAGCTTGCTGCCGACTTCTTCGGAACAGGCAGAAGTGAGTACACCGCAAGAAGAAACGGCTACGAGACCTGGAGCGCATGGGATGCAAGCGGACGGGAATGGAAATTCCAGAAGGACGTCAGCATCAGCGGACCGGACAGCGAGAAATGTGAGATGGTCACCCCGATCCTTACCTACGAAGACATGGAGCTTCTGCAGGAAATCATCCGCCGCCTGAGAAAAGCCGGAGCAAGAAGCGATGCTACAAGAGGCTGCGGAGTCCACATCCACATTGGAGCAAAAGGCCACACACCGCAGACCCTCAGAAACCTCGCCAACATCATGGCAAGCCACGAAAGCCTCCTCACCGAGAGCCTTGCTCTTGACCATTACAGAGTTGGACGCTACTGCCGCCCGGTCGATGAGGATTTCCTCAAGGCGGTCAACAAGAAGAAGCCGAAGACCATGAGCCAGCTTGCAGACATCTGGTACACCGGAAACGGAGCCAACTACGGCAGAGACCACCATTACAACGATAGCCGATACCACATGCTCAACCTCCACGCAACCTTCACCAAGGGAACCATCGAGTTCAGACTTTTCCAGTTTGACGCACCTGCGGACGGAAAGATGAACGGTCTGCATGCCGGACAGCTGAAAAGCTACATTCAGCTTTGCCTGGCACTCAGCCAGATGGCAAAGGAAGTCAGAACCGCAAGTCCGAAGCCTCAGCAGAACGACAATCCGAAATACGCAATGAGAACCTGGCTGCTCCGCCTCGGCTTCATCGGCGAGGAATTTGCCACAGCAAGAGACATCCTGACCCGCCGCCTTTCCGGTGACGCAGCCTTCAGAAACGGCAGAGCATAAGACAAAGGAATCAGCCTTATGCCCCCGACTACCCGCCCAGGCGGGCTTTCGGTGGTAGAAGGGTGATCCCTTCGGAAAGGACGGACATCATATGGCAAAGAAACGATATTACCTTGCTTACGGAAGCAACCTGAACATGGCACAGATGAATTACCGCTGCCCCGGAGCAGTTCCGCTCGGTACGGCAGAGATCAAAGACTTTAGGCTTCTCTTTAAAGGCAGCCGGAGCGGCTCTTATCTTACCATCGAGAAAGCGGAAGGCTTTACGGTTCCCGTTGGCGTGTGGGCGGTCACGGAAGCAGACGAGGCAAGGCTTGACCGCTACGAAGGCTATCCTGCCTTTTACTACAAGACAGAGATGGATATCACCTATAAGGGATTGGTCAGTAAGAAGCTTAGAAAGGTCAGAGCCTTCGTGTACATCATGCATGAGGACAGGCTTTTCGGTATTCCATCATTTCAGTATGTGGAGACCTGCCGGGAAGGCTACGCAGACTTCGGTTTTGACGAAGATATTCTGGCAGACGCATATGACTTTTCAAAGGAGGAGGCGCTGAAGACATGGGGAATCAATTACTAAAGGGCATCTGCCCTAAGTGCGGACTGCCTTATGAGGGCAGACCTGCGCTCAGTCGGGACGATAACAAAACGCTGATCTGTCCTGACTGCGGTGTCAGAGAAGCACTGGAAAGCATCGACGTGGATAAGGAAGAACAGGAAAGGATCCTGGAGACCATCCACAGAAACATCCGATAAGAACAAAGAAATACACCTATGGGAAACGGGCTGACTGGTTCAGCCTTTTTCTCATGCTTGTTGAGACCGCCGATGTGCGGTTATTTTTATTTATGCCCGAAGGAGGTGCAGTCATGGGAAAACTGAAAAACTACAAGCCGACCAGATTCATGGCAAAGACCTCTCATTATGACAAGGCCAGAGCCGACTATGTGGTCAGCTTCATCGAATGCCTGTGCCATACCAAGGGACGATGGGCAGGAAAGCCATTCATCCTGATGCCATGGCAGGAGCGGATCATCCGTGATGTCTTCGGCATCTTAAAGCCGGACGGACACAGACAGTTCTCGACCGCATATATCGAGATACCAAAGAAAAACGGAAAAAGTGAGCTGGCAGCTGCCATTGCACTGTATCTGCTCTTTGGTGACGGGGAGGCTTCCCCAGAGGTCTACGGTGCGGCTGCTGACCGTGCGCAGGCATCTATCGTTATGGATGTTGCTTCGCAGATGGTAAGGCTGACACCTGCGCTGGAGCGAAGGAGCAAGATCCTCACGGCAAACAAGCGTATCGCCTGCAGAACGAATAACGGTTTTTATCAGGTGCTTTCAGCGGAAGTCGGAACCAAGCACGGTCTGAATGTATCGGGTCTTGTTCTGGATGAGGTTCACGCCCAGCCGAACAGAAAATTATACGATGTCCTTACCAAAGGCTCCGGTGATGCCAGAGAACAACCTTTGTACTTCCTGATCACCACCGCAGGCACGGATACCAATTCCATCTGTTATGAGCTGCATCAGAAGGCAGAGGACATTATCGAAGGCAGGAAAAATGACCCGACCTTCTATCCGGTGATCTACGGTGCTGGAATGGATGAGGACTGGACAGACCCGAAGGTATGGAAGAAAGCCAATCCGTCTCTTGGTGAGACCATCACCATGGACAAGGTCAGAGCGGCCTGTGAATCTGCAAAGCAGAATCCCGGCGAAGAGAACTCCTTCCGTCAGCTGAGACTAAACCAGTGGGTGAAGCAGTCTGTCAGATGGATGCCGATGGATAAGTGGGATGCCTGTGCATTCCCCGCAGACCCGGAAGACCTGGAAGGGCGTGTCTGCTACGGCGGTCTTGACCTTTCCAGTACGACAGACCTTACATCTTTCTGCCTGGTGTTCCCTCCCGAAGAGGATGATGAACCCTATTATATTCTGCCGTATTTCTGGCTTCCAGAAGATACGCTGACCTTAAGGGTAAACCGTGACCATGTTCCTTACGATGTGTGGGAGCGGCAGGGATACATCCAGACCACGGAAGGCAATGTAGTCCATTACGCATTTATTGAGAAATTCATCGAGAAGCTCGGTGAGAAGTACAACATTCGTGAGATCGCCTTCGACCGCTGGGGTGCGGTGCAGATGGTACAGAACCTAGAAGGCATGGGATTTACGGTGGTGCCGATGGGACAGGGCTTTGCGTCCATGTCTCCTCCGACTAAGGAACTGATGAAGCTGACCTTGGAAAAGAAACTGGCACACGGCGGACATCCAGTTCTTAGGTGGAACATGGACAACATATTCATCCGTACCGATCCCGCCGGAAATATCAAGGCAGACAAAGCCAAGAGTACAGAGAAGATTGATGGTGCGATTGCCTGCATCATGGCACTTGACCGAGCAATCCGCTGCGGCAACGACACGAGCGAGAGCGTCTACGATACCCGTGGACTCCTCGTATTCTGAGAAAGGAAGAGTGAAACAATATGGGGATTTTCAGCGGATTATTCCGTACACGGGATGCTCCCGTAAACAGAACGAGCGGAAGCACCTACAGCTTCTTTATGGGAGGAAGCACCTCCGGCAAACACGTCAATGAACGAACTTCCATGCAGATGACGGCAGTATATTCCTGTGTCCGTATCCTGTCGGAGGCGATTGCAAGTCTGCCGCTCAATACCTTTGTGTACACAGACAGCGGCGGCAAGGAAAAAGCCATTAGCCATCCGCTTTATCATCTTCTGCATGATGAACCGAACCCGGAGATGAGTTCCTTTATCTTCCGAGAGACGCTTATGACACATCTGCTTTTGTGGGGCAACGCCTATGCGCAGATTATTCGCAATGGAAAGGGCGAGGTGATTGCTCTCTATCCCCTGATGCCTGACCGAATGACCGTAGATCGAGATACAAACGGACGTCTGTACTATAAATACACCAAGTCCAGTGAGGACGCGCCTACTATGGAAAACGGTTCTGTGATCCTGTCCCCTTCTGATGTGCTGCATATTCCGGGACTGGGCTTTGACGGTCTTGTAGGCTACAGCCCCATCGCTATGGCTAAAAATGCCATCGGACTTGCGATTGCAGCAGAAGAGTATGGCAGTAAATTCTATGCCAATGGTGCCGCTCCATCCGGTGTATTGGAGCATCCGGGAACCTTAAAAGACCCTGCGAGGGTTCGTGATTCCTGGAATTCTACGTTTGGCGGCAGTGGAAACAGCCATAAGGTCGCTGTTCTGGAAGAAGGGATGAAATATACACCAATCAGTATCTCACCCAACGAGGCACAGTTCCTCGAAACAAGAAAATTTCAGATCAATGAAATCGCTCGAATTTTCAGAATCCCACCTCATATGGTGGGAGACCTTGAAAAGTCGAGCTTTTCTAATATTGAGCAGCAGTCTCTTGAATTTGTGAAATACACACTGGATCCTTGGGTTATCCGCTGGGAACAGGCGCTGTATCGAACGCTTTTATCTGAAGAGGAAAAGAAAACGGTGTTTTTCAAATTCAATGTAGAAGGCTTGCTCCGTGGAGATTACGCAAGCAGAATGAGCGGTTATGCGACTGCAAGACAGAACGGCTGGATGTCAGCCAACGACATCCGTGAGCTGGAAGACCTTGACCGCATCCCGGCAGAACTAGGCGGCAATCTCTACCTTGTAAACGGCAATATGCTTCCCCTGACGATGGCAGGGGCGGCTTATGCAAATATAGAAGAAATGGAGGATGACCATGAACAAACAGAAGAAGTTCTGGGAATGGAAAAACCAAGCAGACGAAGGGTCGGAGAGGGTTCTTGAACTTTACGGCACCATCGCAGAAACATCCTGGTTTGACGATGATGTCACACCGAAGATGTTCCACGATG